ATCGACATTCATTATCAAGTAAGAATGTGGGACACAATTATTTACAACTATCTAAAGAAAAGAAACATTGTCATACCACCAAAGAAAAGAACATCAAAATCACAAAAGTACGCAGGAGCTTATGTCAAGGAACCGAAGCCAGGAAAGTATGATTGGGTGGTTAGTTTTGACCTCAATTCTCTGTATCCTCATCTCATTATGCAATATAATATTTCCCCAGAGACCCTCAAGGATGACAAACACCCAACAGCTACAGTTGATCGAATACTTAAAGAAGAAATAGATTTCCAACTTCATAAGGATAGTGCTGTGTGTGCAAACGGCGCTATGTTCCGCACTGACATTCGTGGTTTTCTTCCAGAGATTATGGAAAAGATATACACAGAAAGAACAATTTATAAGAAGAAGATGCTTGCTGCAAAACAGAAGTATGAAGACACCAAAGATCCTAAACTTGTAAAAGATATCGCAACATTTAACAATATTCAGATGGCTCGTAAGATCCAACTGAACTCTGCCTATGGTGCTATTGGTAACGAATACTTTCGTTATTACAAACTAGAAAATGCAGAAGCGATTACTTTATCTGGTCAGGTTTCGATTCGTTGGATCGAAGATCGGATGAATAATTATCTAAACAAAATACTCAAAACAAAGGATGAAGATTATGTTATTGCTGTCGATACTGATTCTATCTATTTGCATCTGGGCCCTTTGGTCGAGATTATATACAAGGAACGAGAGAAGACTACTGAGGGTGTTGTTGGGTTCCTTAACAAGATCTGTGAGATGGAATTTGAAAAGTATATTTCGAGTTCTTACGAAGCGTTGGCCAACTACGTCAACGCTTACGAGCAGAAGATGTTCATGAAACGTGAGAACATTGCTGATCGTGGAATCTGGACTGCCAAGAAAAGATACATCTTGAATGTCTGGGATAGTGAAGGTGTTCGTTATGCAGAACCTAAACTCAAGATGATGGGTATTGAAGCAGTTAAGTCTTCAACGCCTGCACCTTGCAGAACCATGATTAAGGATGTTCTTAAATTAATCATGACAAAGACTGAAGATGATGTCATTGACTTCATCGAAAAGTGTAGAACAAACTTTAGATCATTACCACCAGAGGAGATATCATTTCCAAGAACAGTGAGTAATGTCAAAAAGTATAAAAGTGTCAATGCGATTTATGAAAAGGGAACACCTATTCATGCTCGTGGCGCCCTTCTCTTCAATCACTATGTAAAGAAGAATAAACTCACACAAAAATATTCTTTGATTAACAATGGTGAGAAGATTAAATTTTGTTATCTCAAAAGACCAAACCCAATCCAAGAGAATGTAATATCATTCATTCAACAATTCCCAGAGGAACTTAACCTTGACAAATACATAGATTATGATCTACAATTTGAGAAATCGTTCCTTGAACCTCTCAAGATTATTCTTGACTCCATTGGATGGCAGGCTGAGAGAACTGTAAACCTTGAATCATTTTTCGTATAATGGACTTACCTATTGATGATAAAGAACTAGAAGTCATCATTGAATCTATATCTGATGTAGATATAGAATTGACTCGTAAATTAAGATTAATACAAGAGGTCAGAGATCAGAATCCTGGCGGGCCTTATAAAAAAATACTTCGTGAAAAACATGGGATGGTAATTTAATGGATTTTTTAAAAGAAATAGTAAAAGAGATAGGAGATGAATATACGCAGATTGCGTCAGATATTGACGAGACTGAAAGATTCATTGATACAGGATCCTACATTTTTAATGGACTCATTAGTGGGTCTATTTTTGGCGGGGTTAGCAGCAATCGTATTACTGCCATTGCTGGTGAGTCGAGCACTGGTAAAACTTATTTCTCGCTTGCTGTTGTCAAAAACTTTTTGGACACTAACCCTGATGGGTATTGTCTCTATTTTGACACTGAAGCAGCCGTCAATAAAGGATTACTGGAGTCTCGTGGAATTGATACGACACGGTTGGTTGTTGTAAATGTTGTAACAATCGAAGAGTTTCGTAGTAAGGCACTCAGGGCCGTAGATATATACTTAAAGACAACTGAAGAAGATCGCAAACCTTGTATGTTTGTGTTAGACTCTTTGGGAATGCTTTCAACAGAGAAAGAGATCAAGGATGCATTAGACGATAAACAAGTTCGTGACATGACCAAATCACAACTTGTTAAAGGTGCATTCCGTATGCTTACACTCAAACTTGGTCAAGCAAACATTCCACTTATAGTTACCAATCACACCTATGACGTTATCGGATCTTACTTCCCAACTAAAGAAATGGGAGGAGGCAGCGGTCTCAAGTATGCAGCATCTACTATCATCTACCTCTCCAAGAAAAAAGAAAAAGACGGTAAAGATGTCATTGGAAATGTTATCAAAGCAAAGACTCATAAATCACGTTTAAGTAAGGAGAACAAAGAAGTTGAGATTAGACTTTATTACGACGAACGTGGACTCGATAGATATTATGGGTTATTGGAACTGGGTGAGAAGCATGGAGTCTTCAAACGTAAGGGGAATCGAATTGTTGTTGGTGAATCTTCCGTTTATCCTTCTGCTATTCTGGCCGATCCTGATAAGTATTTCACGGAAGAAGTAATGGAAAAATTAGAAGAAGCATCGAATGAAGAATTTAGTTACGGAGAGTGACTTCGTTGAAACCTATGATGACTTTCTTTCAGAATCAATATGTTCGGAATTAATTAGTTTAGTTGATGAAGAAAACGAAAGAATTGAAAGAGATCATAGACCTAATTTTTACCAAAGAAACATAGGCAATATACCAGAATATTCTGGTTTGTATAAAAAGTTTTCTGAGATAGGCATGAAGTATCTTGCTGATATAGGATACTATGATGATCTACTTCCTCAAAAATATGGATTTGAGGAAATGCGTGTCAAGAAATATGATATTGGAGATTCATTTGACACTCACATTGATGTATCTGATTATGCATCTGCAAGAAGATGGCTTGCCTTTCTTGTTTATCTCAATGATAATTTTACTGGAGGAGAAACAGAATTTGTTGACGGTAAAATGATTCATCCTAAGACTGGTAGTGTCTTAGTTTTTCCAAGTCTATGGACATTTCCTCATGCTGGTCTACCAGTTAAGTCAGGTACAAAATATATCTTGACTACATATTTTCACTATATTTAAATGGATCGTATTGAAAAAGTTATCTTAAGAAACTTAATTTACAACGAAGAATATCTCAGAAAAGTATTACCTTTTATTGAACCAGATTATTTTAATAATCGAGGTGAGAGAATTGTATTTGAACATATTACTAAATATGCTTCAGAGTACAATAGTTTGATAACAAAAGAAGTACTCCAGATTGAGATTGAAGACAGACGTGATATATCACAAGACGAATCTAAAAATATTGGTGAGACAATAAATGATCTAGAAGATATTGAATGTGACTTTGAATGGTTGAGTGACACAACAGAGAAATGGTGTCGAGACCGTGCAATCTATCTTGCTTTGATGGAGTCAATCAAAATAGCAGATGGACAAGATGACAAAAAGAATCGAGATGCAATACCAACAATATTATCAGATGCGTTGTCTGTTTCCTTTAATCGCAATGTAGGTCACGATTACTTAGAGGACTATGAAGAACGATACGAACTCTACAATAAAAAAGAAAGTCGAATTCAATTCGACCTTGAATACTTTAATAAGATTACAAAAGGAGGTCTACCAAACAAGACGCTCAATATCGCACTTGCAGGCACTGGGGTTGGTAAATCTCTCTTTATGTGTCATCATGCTAGTTCTGTTCTTTTAGAAGGTAAGAACGTTTTATACATAACCTTAGAAATGGCAGAAGAAAAGATTGCAGAACGTATTGATGCAAATCTTTTAAATGTAAATATACAAGAGATTGTTGATTTACCAAAACCAATCTTTGAAAGTAAGGTAACTAATCTTGCAAAGAAAACTCAAGGATCACTTATTATCAAAGAGTATCCTACTGCATCTGCACACTCAGGACACTTCAAGGCTTTACTTAATGAACTTGCATTGAAAAAAGCTTTTAGACCTGATATAATATTCATAGATTACTTAAATATATGTGCGTCTTCTCGTTACAAGGCTGGATCAAATGTTAACTCGTATTCCTATATTAAGGCGATTGCTGAAGAGCTCAGGGGTCTTGCAGTTGAAGCTAATGTTCCTATCGTCTCCGCTACTCAGACGACTCGCTCTGGCTTTGCTAGTAGTGATGTCGATCTTACTGACACAAGTGAGTCCTTTGGTCTTCCAGCCACTGCTGATCTTATGTTTGCTCTTATATCTACTGAGGAACTTGAAGGGTTGGGGCAGATAATGGTCAAACAATTAAAGAATAGATACAATGATCCGACTTATAATCGGAGATTTGTGATTGGAGTTGATCGTACAAAGATGAGATTATATGACTGTGAACAATCCGCACAAGATGATTTGCTTGACAGTGGACAGGATGTAGAGTACAATGAAGAAGATAAAACAACAAAGAAATTTGCCGAGTTTAAGTTTTAAAAATGTCTGGAGATTACAACACACACAACGATCAACAGGAAAATATCAACTACACAGATCATACCGTTGACCTTTCTAAGTACGCTGTATTCGTGGATGGTGTCACATCCGATCCCAGTAAGGATTATCAATCTTTTGTTGAAAGTTTGGATGACCTTGACGGACAAGGTTCCAATATTCACAGACTCCTTACTGCTGCTGTTGGTGTCAGTGCTGAGGGTGGTGAATTTATGGAGATCGTTAAGAAGATGGTTTTCCAAGGTAAGCCTTGGAACGACGATAATCGAAAACATCTTGTTATTGAGTTGGGTGACGTTATGTGGTATGTAATGCAGGCCTGCATGGCACTCAACATTACACTTGATGATGTCATCGCTGGTAATGTAGAGAAGTTGAAGAAGAGATATCCAGGCGGAGAGTTTGATGTTTACAAATCAGAAAATCGTTTAGAGGGAGACTTATGATTAATTTGCGTGACCAGATTCTAAAAAGTCAGATCGCATACTACAATGGTTTGATTGCAAAACATCAACAGAATGTTGAGATATATTTGAATCAACCTGTGGGTATTGGTGAACACTCAGATGTCATGGGAACTATTGATGGTGAGATAAATGCCATTGCACAAGCACATGAGAAGATTGAAATTATAAACCACTATTTTTTAGAGAGGTGACAGTTAGTTTAGTGTCACTCTATGGGCACACTAAATAATTCCATATGTTAGAATAAGAGTATGGAACAAGAGGAGCCTACGGTGGTCGATCAAATTTTACAAAAGTATGAGGTATCAGTTCTAAAAGATACGAAGTCCATAAAAGAAATAAAAGTTTTAAATAATAATAGATCTAGCACTAGAGATGCGATTGAAAATGCTTTATATGCAGCTAAGATACCTTTTGGTGCTCTTACTAGAGACGTAGGATCATTTGGTGGTACAGAGTTTAATTTTGATCAAAAGAAAGTAAGACTTATATACAAACCTAAAACAGGCGGTGGTGGATCTGGTGCTGGCGCAGAGGACACTGCAAGAAATGAATCAGCACAAGCAGTTTATGCTGCGATAGCATTTGGAATGGGGAAGACAATTAGTAATAATGACATAACAATGAAAACAATTCAAAAATATTCTAACCTCTTTAGTGTAGATGGAAATATTGAAGATATAAGAAATAATTTACCTGATGATTGGATTAAGTCATCAATAACTGGTGCGAATGCATTGTATGGTCGTTTTGGTAGAAGTGGTAAATATACTTTTCATCGTGGAGATGCAACAGTGAATAGAATTAATTCTGCTTTTACAAGAGCGAAGGCAGTAGAGGGTGTGAGAATGGATATTAACAAATGGAATCCATCAGACATTTGGATGGTAAGAAGTGACTTTGATTTTAAGTGTATTGATAATGAAAAAACCTTATTAGGATTAAATCAATGCATACAAGAAGAACTTGAGAGTGGAAAATTAATTGGCATTTCTTTGAAGAAAATGCAGTCGGGTGCTTCCTTATCTACAAAAAATGTTTTTGGTGATATGAAATTTAACAAAGATTATGCAGGGTATGAATATAGTGGTAAGTCTATAGATGGATATATAAAATTATCTGGTGGGACTAAGATACAGTTTAGATCATTTGGTGCTGGTTTAGGACTAACAGGATTTCAAGGTGAAGTTAAAGGTGCAAATGCAAATCAAGGAAAAATTGGTTTGGGGCCTACAAATATGATACTAAGATCTCATGGTGCTTCTGAGATTCCAACGAACGCTGCATCAAGAGTAAAAACAGATCCGATAAGTGTGTTTGATGAGATTGCTGTTGGTCTAAAAAAATATGCAAGATTGACTCAAAAACAAATAGAAGAAGTTAGAGAGAATGAAAAAATTAACACACCTAAATTTTTATATTCAAAGTTACAGGTAACTCAACTATTAAACATACTAGAATCGATGACGAATAGAGATAAGAGAAATCAATTAGTTGAGGATTTATATCTTTACGCATCTAGTCAATCTAGATTCTCATCTGCTTACTACAAATTAGAATGAAGAACACTCACTTAGAACATTTAGAAGACAATATCTTGAATGGTGGTTCTCAGGGTGGAAGAGAAGCAGTTGCCTTTCTTCGTTCTCTTGGAGATATGTTAGATCAGGGTGCTGCAGATACTCGTGTTACAGTAAAGTGGGATGGAGCTCCTGCGATAATTTGTGGTGTCAATCCAGAGAACGGAAGATTCTTTGTCGGTACAAAGTCTGTATTCAATAAGGTAAGTCCAAAGATTTCATATTCAGAAGAAGATGTAGATAGTATGTATTCTGCTGGACAACTTGCAGAAAAACTCAAGGATGCATATAAGTATCTCTCTACACTATCAATACCAAACGTGGTTCAAGGAGATTTATTATTTACTGATGATAAGTATGAGGCAAGTATAGGTGGAGATAATTGTATTGCATTTCAACCAAATACAATTGTATATGCAGTTCCAAAAGATAGTGATATTGGTCAGAAAATAGATCAAGCAAAGTTTGGAATCGTATTTCACACTCAATACAATGGTAGAACATTAGATACAATGACTGCAAGTTTTGGTGGTATTAATATTCAAGGTAACAGTAATGTATTTGTAACATCATCTGATTTTAGAAACGCATCAGGTGAAGCAAATATGACTGCTGCTGAGAAGACAACTTACACAAATCTAGTTAATAAGACAGAGGGATCTCTTAAACAGGCATCTCGTTTCCTAGATTTAATGAAGACAAATGATATGAATAAATTTACTTTGAATACTATGTTCAAAACTTTCTTCAATACATATGTTCGTCAGGGTCGTAATTTAATTGGTGCTCGTAATACTGCAAGAGACTTTGCACAATATTTCTCAAATGCATTAGATAGAGAAATTGATAAGAAAAAGATGAAGACGACAAAAGATAAATACTTAGAGCTAAAGAACATGGGTCTTAAATTTATCGCTGATAATGAACAGTCAATATACATGACTGTCGCATCGTATATGAATTTACAGGCTGCGAAAAATTTTATGATTCGTAAACTACAGAAAGTGAATACATTTGGCACGTTTCTTAGAACTCCAGATGGATATCGTGTGACAGCACCCGAAGGGTTTGTTGCAATTCGATCAGGTCAGGCTCTTAAACTTGTAGATCGTTTAGAGTTCAGTCGTGCTAACTTCACAGCAGATAAGAATTGGGAGAAAGGTAATCCCATGCCCGCACCAAAAATATGAAAAGTTTTACATCATTCATAACCGAAGCAATATCTTCTCAGACAGTTGCAAATCCTAATCCAAAGGATGACAACGATGCTGACATGACGGTGGCGTTTGGTCGTTTTAATCCACCTACAACTGGTCATGAAAGACTTATGAATAAGGTCAAACAGGTCGCTGGTAAAGGTAACTATGAAATCTATCCATCACGATCAAATGATCCAAAGAAAAATCCTTTAGATCCTGAGACAAAGATCGGATATATGCAACAGATGTTTCCGACTCATGCAAAACATATTGTTAACAATCCAAATGCAAAAACAATCTTTGATGCTTTGAAGGGTGCAAGTGAAAGAGGTGCAAAGTCTGTTAATATTGTAGTTGGTCAAGATCGTCAATCTGAGTTTCAGAATCTAGCAAACAAATATAATAATAAACTTTATAAGTTTGATCGCATCAATGTAATATCTGCTGGTGATCGTGATCCAGATGGAGAAGGTATTAGTGCCATGTCTGCGTCTAAGTTAAGAAAGGCCGCTGCAGATAATGACTTTGATACATTTAGAACTGGTATTCCACAAAGTTTGAAGGATGATAAAGCGAAAGAGTTGTATGCTGCAATACAAAAAGGAATGAAGTTACCAAATAAGAAACAACAAAATGAGACATGGAGAATCGCTCCTAAGTTTGATTGGAAAAATCTTCGTGAAAATTATATGAATGGAAACATATTCCGTGTTGGTGATATCGTGGAGAATGATAATACTGGATTGGTTGGCGAGATTATTCGTACAGGTGCAAATTATATTATTGCAGTGACCGAGGAGAAAATAATGTTCAAATCATGGATCAAAGATATTACTGAGAAGTTTACCGAAGTATCTGGTGTGCCTGCAAATCAAAGAGAAGTTGGAACTGATGCTTTGAGACAATATACTCAAAGACTTTCTCATAATCCTATCATCCTTAATTTTATAAATAAATCTAGAAAGAATCGTGCAAAGAGTAATGCTTAGTAAAAAATTACAAGATGACTTGATGAATGCGTATCAACAAGTTCATGAGGCGAAGAGAGGTCATGCAGCTGGTGCTTCTGATGTAGAAAAACAAGCGTCACAATTAGCATCTGATGTAAGATATAAAGCAAAGGGAAAATTTAAAGAGGGTACTTCAGAGGAAGAGAAAAAGAAAGTATTCTTGTCAATACTTGGTGCATCACCAGCTCCAGCAGCTGTGAAGTCAATGGCAAAACAAAAACTTTTGGGTGAAGGTAGTATGTATGGTATCACTAAGGGTGACGGTATGAGTTTTCCAGAGAGATTGAAGAAGAAGGCAAAGGAAAAGAAAAAGAAGATGTCAGAAGAGAAGAAACCTCTTCCTACAACAAAGATGTATCGTAAAGCAGGTAATCTAAGTCGTGAAGCACTCAGCAAAGGACTTGATAGTAAAGAGGGTTCTAAGGCACAAGATAGGTCTTCAAAGATTGTTAGCACTATATCCACTGCAAAAGAAAAAGAA